ACAGTTTGCAAGTACTATATCATTACAAGGTGGACAAAAAGTAGTTATCCTCGATGAGGCTGATTACCTTAATCCACAATCTACACAACCTGCATTACGTGGGTTTATCGAAGAGTTCTCTTCTAATTGTAGATTTATTCTTACTTGCAATTTTAAGAATCGTATAATAGATCCTCTCCATTCGAGATGTTCTATATATGAATTCAACTTAGGAAACAAGGCAGAGATGGCACAGACATTTATGGCTAGGCTTCAATTCATTCTTGATTCCGAACATATTATATATGACAATGCAGTGATTGCAGAACTCATTATGAAATACATACCTGATTGGAGACGTGTCATTAATGAATGTCAAAGATATGGTATGAGTGGTCATATCGATACAGGTATTCTTGTTACTCTATCTGAGACAAGTATTGCTGGATTGATGGAAGACCTCAAGACAAAAAACTTTAAGAAGATGCGTAAATGGGTAACAGATAACATTGACGTAGAATCAGCAAAGTTATTTAGATTAATTTATGATAACATGTCAGATTATGTCGAGCCTTCAAGTATTCCACAGTTAGTCCTTATACTTGCAGACTATTCATATAAAGATAGCTTTGTAGCTGATCATGAATTAAATGTAGTTGCATGCATGACAGAAATCATGTCATCGATTAATTTTAAATGAAACACTTAAGAGAAGTTAACATGACTTATGGACAACACTTATTGCATGCTACGTCAATAGCAATAGTTATTATAGTCCATGGTTTATTTCCTTGGGTATGGGAAACAAAAGCAACAGAGATGTTGTGCAAAAATAAAGGAGATCTATGATTGAACAACTTGCAATATACGCACAAATAATTATAGCCATTGGTGTAGTTATGGTTGTGTGGCAGCTCGAAAAGGCTGGTAGATTATTAAAAATGATGAGTCAATTTTTAGCGGAGGCAGTAGAAGAACATGACAAAGTACAGTAACGTAACACCTTATCGAGAAACTAATAATTTCTTTGCATCACCAACTCTTTATGAAAATATACGAGAGTTTTTATTAGGTGAAATAATCGAAATTTGTTTTACAAAGAAAGATGGCACAGAACGTAAGATGTTATGTACGCTAAAGGCTGAACATATCCCAGTTTATAATACACCAATATTAGAAGATGAGTCTGGTGTAGTGGAGAATAAATCTTATATGAATGTATTCGATGTCGAAAACAATGGATGGAGATCATTCATCATTGATAATGTTAAATATATAAAGACGAACCTTGAACCCATTTGAATTAATTAAATCTATATCCAACACAAAGAAGGATATACTTGAGAATGAGAAAGATTACAATGCCTTTATGGTTAATCGTGGTCTTTCATATTTCCCCGATACTGTGATATACGCTAACGAAATGAATAGGTTTCATCATCTCGATCAGCGCTTGCAGTATCATTTTCTTATAAATACTATTAGAAAACGTAATCGTTTTTCTAAGTGGAACAAGTCGATTGAATCTGAAAATATCAGTGTTATAAAGCAATATTATGGTTATAGCAATGAAAAAGCTCGTGATGTACTTCCGCTTTTAAGTAATGAAAATCTTAAATACATAAGAGGAAGAATACAGCATGGCGGAATTCAACGATGAACTGGTAAATTGGAAACCAGAGATGATGTTAGAAGTTACATTGGCAGAGCCCGATGATTTTTTAAAGATACGTGAAACTCTCACCAGAATAGGCGTTGCATCAAAGAAAGATAACAAATTATATCAATCATGCCATATACTACATAAACAAGGTAGATATTTCATAACTCATTTTAAAGAGCTATTCTTATTAGACGGTAAGCCTTCTAATCTTACAGAGAATGATCTTAAACGTAGGAATACAATTGTCAAATTAATGGATGATTGGGGATTACTCGAGACAGTAACACCAGTGGGCGAAGTCGCCGCATTAAACCAAATTAAAATTATATCTCATAAAGATAAATCAGATTGGGAATTATGCCCCAAATATAATATAGGTATTAAATAAAACCTGTATAAATAAAACTGAGTATGCCGAAAGGGTATTCATTTTTTTAACCTTGCTATATATAGGAGGTCATTATGACAAACTTAGCATTTAACTTCCCAAGGGATACATTCTTGGGCTTTGATCAACTTTTTAATACGTTACAAAATACTAACATGGAAACCGTCCGCGGTGCCGGATATCCACCGTATAATGTAATTAAAAGAGATGATGGTCACTTTCTAATCGAAATCGCTGTTGCAGGATTTGGTAAAGAAGATATTGATCTAACACTTGAAAAAGGTGTATTGACAATCACTGGAAAGAAAAAATCTGGTGTAGATCAAAGAGACTATGCACATCGTGGCATTTCTCAAAGGGCGTTTGAAAGATCATTTACTTTAGCTGACACACTCAAAGTTGTTGGCGCTGATATTGTAGATGGTATGCTTGTAGTTATTTTGGAAAACAATATTCCAGAAGAAGACAAGCCTCAAACTATCAATTTAGGTGACCTGCCGAAATCAGCTAAAAAGCTGTTACTAGGCTAAATACTAAGGAGCACATGGCATATTCAGCGAAAGTTTTAGATCATTACAACAATCCACGCAATGTGGGTAAGATGGATATGAAAGATCCTAATGTGGGAACTGGTATGGTAGGTGCTCCTGCTTGTGGCGATGTTATGAAATTACAAATACGTATAGAAGATGACGTGGTCACAGATGCAAAATTTAAAACATATGGTTGCGGATCAGCAATTGCCTCAAGCTCATTGCTAACAGAATGGGTTAAGGGTAAAACAATACATCAAGTAGAAGAAATTAAAAATACTGAAATTGTTGAAGAGCTTAATCTGCCTCCAGTAAAAATACACTGTAGCGTATTAGCAGAAGATGCTATTAAGTCAGCAGTGAAAGACTATATAACTAAACAAGAAACCAATAAGGAACACAGATGAATGAAATTAGATTAGTTCGACTTACGTCGGGTGAAGAGTTATTATGTAAAAAATTAAATGAGTCAGGTTTAACAATCACAATCACACAAGCTGTTGCATTAGTACCTACAAAAGAAAGATTAGGTTTTATGCCTTACTTACCGTATGCTGATATAGATACATTAATAGTTAAAAAAGAACATATCATGTTTGATCTTAAACCAACAAAAGAATTAGCAGATCAACATGTTTTAATGCATAACGATTCGAATATAGTTACACCAGAAAAACCACAAATTGTAGTTTAATGAATTTAGATATCGAACATTATATCCATAAAGCAAAGTGGATAGATGATGAATTATGTGATGAAGCTATAGATAGACTTAATCTTCAGAACACATGGTTGCCATTCCCTAAAGATGTAATTAATGCATATCCCGATGCACCACGAAAACAAGATGGTATTGCGGGGTCAACATTAAGTATTGATTGGGAACAATTCATGGGTGATCCAGATATTCCTGAGCAAGATAGAAACTATGGCTTAACTCATATGAACGATAGACCAACACTAGATAGAATACGAGCTAGTGTAAAGAATGGATTAGATCATTATGTTCATGAGCATTTAAAAGACTTACCTTGGTATGATTATTATCGAGACTTTACTGATCCTAAATTTATGAAGTATAGTGAGACTCATGACATGATGGAACATTGCGATCATGTAAGATATGTGTTTGACGGTAAAAGAAAAGGTATACCAACAGTTTCTATAGTTGGCAGCTTAGATGATCAGCATGAAGGTGGTTATTTAAGGTTCTTTGACAAGACAGATTATTATGTAGGCAAAGGCGAAGTCTTATTCTTCCCTTCTAATTTTTTATATCCTCATAGAGTAACCGAAGTTACTGGTGGTTTGAGGTATTCTTTTGTAAGCTGGGTTTGGTAATATTTGATTAAAGGTATGTACATTTCGTGTTATCATGTTATAATGGTACCATGACAAATTCTTTCTATACAAGTGCCTTCCGTCACGGCAAGGTCATCAAATACTTGGGTTATGAAAATGGTGAGAAAGTAAAGTTCACCATTCCATTTCGTCCAACTCTTTTCGTAACAAACAAAGGTAATAATGCACACGATTGGAATTCTCTCGATGGCAATTCTGTAGAACCCATCGTGTTTGGTTCTATGGGCGAAGCTACTGATTTTATTAAATCATATGCAGATGTTCCTGGTTTTAATGTTTATGGCAACACCAATTATGTTGTTCAATACATTAACGAAGAATTTCCTGGTGTAATCAAATGGGATCGTAACATGATTAATGTTACCTCCATCGATATTGAAACAAAGTTCGGTGATGGTTTTCCAGAACCCAAAGATGCTGATCAGGAAGTAACAGCAATCACGATGAAGAATAACATTGATGATATATACTACACATTTGGTTGTGGTGAGTATGATGTAGAGAATTCGCTTATGCAAAGCCATCAGGTGGTTTATATCAAATGTGCCGATGAACATGAACTCTTACACAAATTTACATATCATTGGGCTAAAACTTCTCCCGATGTTGTCACAGGTTGGAATTGTGAATTCTTTGATATACCATATCTAGTTAATCGTATTAAACGTATACTCGGCAATTCACGTGAGAAGTTCCTATCTCCATGGAGAATGATTGATGAACGTGAGACACACACAGGTTATGGTCAAACTACACTTAAATATGAAATTAAAGGTGTAGCCATCTTAGATTATATGGCTATCTTTAAAAAGTTTGGTTACTCATATGGTCCACAAGAATCATATAAGCTCGATCATATTGCTAATGTTGTATTAGGTGAGAAGAAGCTTGACTTTGGTGAAGCATCTGACTTGAACGAGCTGCACGCAAATGACTATCAAAAGTTTATTGACTATAACATCAAAGACGTAGAACTTATCGATCGTATGGAAGACAAGCTTGGTCTTATTAGTTTATGTCTGACTATGGCTTACAAAGGTGGTGTAAACTATGAACAAGTATTGGGTACTGTGGCTATATGGGATGCATTGATCTATCGTGACTTACATGCTAAACGTATAGCTGTACCACAAAATGAAGAATCATTTAAAGGTGCATATCCTGGTGGATATGTAAAAGAACCACATGTTGGCATGCACGATTGGGTATGTTCATTTGATTTGGCTTCTCTATATCCATCAATCATTATGCAATACAATATGTCGCCTGAAACTATCCTACTCGATGATGAACCTGGTGTCAATGTCGAATCAGTGTTAGATGGTCATATAAAGAACACCACACCTAATACTGCATTAGCTGTCAATGGTGTTCGATTCGATACAAAGAAGCTAGGTATTATTCCAGCAATTATTCAAGAGATATATAATGATCGTCAAACATTTAAGCAAGCACAACTTAAAGCTGAGCAAGAACTCGAGCTATGTGGTGTAAAGTCTGAGGTCTATGCCTTAGAAAAACGTATTGCAATCGCCAAGAACCAACAAATGGCATTGAAGATCCTACTGAATTCCTTATATGGTGCGATGGGTAATAAATGGTTTAGATACTTTGACATGCGAATCGCTGAAGGTATCACACTTACTGGCCAAGCAACCATTCGTTGGGCAGAGAATAACCTAAACGATTATCTTAATAAAACCTTACAAACCAAAAAAGATTATGTTGTTGCCATTGACACTGACTCGGTTTATGTTCGTCTTGACGAGTTTGTTAATCGTCTTGGTCCAGCCAAGCCTGTAGACTTCTTAGATAAGATGTGTTCTACTGCCCTCGAAGGTGCACTTACTGAATGTTATGATCGTTTATTTAAAACACTTGGTGGTATAGAAAACAAAATGGTTATGGAACGTGAGGTAATTGCTGATCGTGGCATATGGACTGCCAAGAAAAGATACATACTCAATGTGCATGACAATGAAGGTGTTCGTTATGCCACACCTAAACTAAAAATCATGGGTATTGAAGCAATCAAATCATCTACACCAGCCATATGTAGACAAGCATTAAAAGATATCTTTAGACGAATCATTGAGACTGATCAGCAAACTGTACAGTCAGATATAGCAAACTTCAAAGCTGCATTTAAACAAGCATCAGCTGAAGAAGTTAGCTTTCCTCGAGGTGTAAATAACCTAAACAAATGGACTAGCAAAGAAACTGTCTATAAGAAAGGCACACCTATCCACATACGTGGTGCAATACTCCACAATAATCTAATCACTAAACAAAAATTAGGTAGAAGTATTCAGAAGATAACAAGCGGTGACAAGGTCAAGTTCACATATCTTGTCAAGCCAAATCCAATCAAAGAGAATGTGATTGCATTTGTAGATTATCTTCCACGTCAATTTAAACTTGAGCAATATATAGATTATAACCTTCAATTCGAAAAGACTTTTCTCGGTGCTGTAGAACCAGTTCTTGATGCAGTTGGTTGGAAAAGTGAACATCAAGTATCTCTTGAAGATTTTTTCGTTTAAGGTATGTACATATCACAAAACTGTGATATAATATAACATATGAGTAAATTAGACTACGTAATATTAATTCTTTTATTCCCGTACTTTTTACTCGCGTATTTAAAGGAGCAAACATGAGCGCAGATTGGGTAAACGATATTAATCGTATGCAAACAAAATATGGTGTACGTGAATGGATAAACCATGCCACACCATTTCAATTAAAGAAGTATTTAGAATTTAGATTAGACTTTATCAAAGAAGAATATGATGAGACTAAAGAGGCACTAATCATGGAAGATGCAGAAGAAGTTGTCGATGGTCTTATTGATCTTTGTGTTGTAGCTATTGGTACATTAGATGCCATGGGTGTAAATGTACACAAAGCATGGGATGAAGTATTAACAGCAAACATGGCAAAAGAAGTTGGTGTAAAAGAATCACGACCAAATCCATTAGGCTTACCAGATCTAATCAAGCCAGCAGGTT